ACACTGGTCATCAATGGCACCAAAGTAACCTCCAAGCCAACCCCACAGGTCGCTGCACTTCCAGGAATGACACCACTCGGCATCACCCCATGGAACCTTGTCAAAGGAGTGGCTCCTTCCAAGGACAACGCAACCAAGCCAGCCAAGGCTCGTGGTGCTTTCGCTGGCAAGACAATCCGTGTGATTGAGCTTGACAATCCTCGCAAGGAAGGCACTCGTGCCCACAAGACATATAGCCTTTATATCTCTGGTGGCAGCTACGAAGATCTGGTTGCGAACGCTGCTGGCTGGAGCACCAAAGGTGGCGTCAGAGAAGATGTTGCCCATGACATTAAAAAAGGACGCATCGAGCTGATATGACCTGCAAAGATTGCTATAAGCCAAAACTCAGCGAGCAAGAAATTCTTATCTTGCTCGCTTCGCTTGATGCTTGTATATTTCCGATTGAGCAATCCGTGCCACAAGCAATAACAACCCATGCAGCGGCCAAGAGAGCCGAACGCAAACTCAGGAAGATGTTGGAGGAATAATGGTAGCGATTTATGGAGCAGGTCTGGCAGGATTGCTGGCAGCTAATATGTTGAGGGGGATGAGCCCAACTGTGTTTGAGGCTCAAGGCTCCCTGCCCAACAACCATGGTGCGCTGTTGCGCTTCCGTAGTGACAAGGCTGGCACAGCTTGCGGCATCCCTTTCAAGAAGGTGCACGTGACCAAGGCAATCAAGTACGACGGCAAGATCACCACTGAGCCAAACCTGTTCCTGAGCAACATGTATTCCCAAAAGGTCACAGGCTCAATCATGAGCCGATCCATCAACAACCTCTCCGCAGCATCACGCTACATTGCCCCATGGCACCTGATCAGAGACATGTCAATGGGCGCAGAAATATCTTACAACATGAGCTTGTCCGAATACTCAATCGCCAACATCTCCGGACCAATCATCTCGACCATACCAATGCCAGTGTTGATGAAGATCGTCGGTTGGGACGAGATACCAGACTTTCCCAAGCAAAAAATATACACCATCCGCGCAACCATTGACCAGCCGGACTGCGATATATACCAGACCATTTATTACCCAGACCCGACAGTCCCACACTACAGAGTTTCAGTCATCGGCAATGTCGTGATCTGTGAGGCTGCTGTGCCAATAGAATCAAATCCAGCACCCCACATAATGAGCATACTGATGGATGACTTCGGGTTCAGACCTAGGAAGATAATCAACATCACCTCATCGACTCAAGAGTACGGCAAGATCCGTCCGATCGATGAGCGTCTGCGGAAAGAATTCATTTTCCAAATGACCACCCAACACAACATCTATTCAGTTGGCAGGTTCGCAACATGGCGACAGATCTTACTGGACGATGTAGTCGACGATGTGAAAGTTGTCGAAGAATTCATTCGGGGGAAGTCTGACTATGCCCGATGGATGCACTCTCAGAAAGGAGAAAAACAATGAAAGTGGAACTCGTAAATTATACCTCTGACGCTGTTGACCTGCTGTTGTTCACCAAGAACACAAGGCTGATGGACGACGAGGATGCCTATGGCAAAATCGCTGGGTGGTCTGAAACAAAGAAGCAGGAGGAGCTAGACTACATGCTCCAAACAATACGCTCATCTTGGGAATTCATTGACTACACATTCAACATTCGAGATGTCAGTCGTGGGTTCACCCATCAGTTCGTCCGGACTCGCCAAGCCTCATACGCCCAACAATCTCAACGCACAGTTGACATGTTTGGCTTCAGCTATTACACTCCAGAGCGCATTGAGCAAAACCACGAAGCTCTGGAAGAATATGACAAGGCAATGGCTGACATAGCCGACGCATACCAAAGGCTCCGGAAGTTTGTCCCCGCAGAAGATGCACGTGGTGTCTTGCCGACTAACATCCACACCAACATTGTCGCGAAGTTTAACTTGCGCACACTGAGCGAGATGGCCAAGTCACGCCTCAGCCCACGAGCTCAAGGTGAATATCAACAGGTGTTCAAGCTGATGGTCAAGGCTGTTGTCGCGGTGCACCCATGGGCTGATCCTTTCTTGACCCCAACACAGTGGGCCGCACCATCAATGGGAAAGGCTCTGAACAAGCCATGAGCAAGAAATATGAAGATGATCTGATAATCGCTGTGCGGGAAAACAAGAAGCACATGACCGTCAAAGAGATCATGGAGAAGCACAGCCTGAAGGAGCATGAAGTCAAGTACATCCTTTATAATCCTCATTGCACGTTGCTGGAGGACAAACCAATACCTGTGGACTACGTTGTTGATGATGCTGCGTTTGAGGAGCCTGAAGACTTCCAAAAAGACGAACGGTCAATAGTCAATGGCTTCAGAAAAGCATTTAAAGGATTGTTCGAAAAGTAAGGATCGTGCTGAGAAAGGAAATGGCATGAATATTTTTTACCTAGACCACAACCCTGTGGAAGCTGCAAAGATGCATTGCGACAAGCATTGCGTCAAAATGATCCTTGAGACTGCGCAGCTGCTGTGCACTGCTCACAGAGAGCTCGATGGTGACTACTGGGCTGACATGGTTGGCTTGTATAAGTCGACCCACAAGAACCATCCGTCTGCTGTTTGGGTGCGCGAGAGCTCTGCGCAATATTGGTGGGCTTGCGGATTGTATGTTCAGCTTGGTTTGGAATACACAAGACGATATGGCAAGACCCACAAGAGCATGGGTCTGGCTCCATTCTTGACAATTTCACCAATGTGGATTGATCGTCTGGCTTGGCGAGAACCACCTCAGTGCATGCCTGATGAGTACAAAACTGACTGCACTGTGGAAGCATACAGGAATTATTACAATGGTGCCAAGGCAAGGTTCGCAGCTTGGAAAGACAAGGAGGCTCCAGAATGGTTCAAAACGGTGCAGTGATCGTTGACATTGATGGGACGCTGGCTGATTGTCGTCACAGATTCCATTTGTATGAAGCGAAAGATTATGAAGCATTCAATGCAGCCAGCAAGGATGACGAGCCGATTGATGCTGTTGTTGATTTGGTGCGCAGTCTGCCTCAGTGGGCTTGGATTGTGATCATGACCGCTCGGGACGAATCATTCAGAGACGTGACCATGAGTTGGCTCAACATGAATGACATCCCATTCAACCATCTGTTGATGAGACCAGCAGGTGACAAGCGCAGAGACGACATTGTCAAGCGAGAATTGTTTAGTGCCAACTACAAAAAAGAACAAGTCTGGTTTGCTCTGGAAGATCGCAAAGTTTGCGTTGATATGTGGAGAGATGAGGGCATAACTTGCCTGCAGGTTCAGGAGGGAAATTTCTGATGGAACTTAGATTGGTCGGCAACGACATTGAATTTGACAGGAAAAAAATTGCAAGGCTTTTTGACCTCAGCCCTGCCCTGAGGATGTCTCTGGAGGAGGCTTTCAAGAAGTCCAACGAGCACGACGAATCCGTCGATGTAGCATACCAAGAAGGGAGGGCCGAAGGTGAATGGTGGCGTGTCGAATGAGCAGTCCTAAAGATCCATCAGACATTCTGCAAGAGATGGCAGAAACATTCCGAGAGCGGAATAAAGTCTACGGCGACAACTACAAAACTGTCGGAGAAGTGATGATCAGCTTGTTCCCCAATGGGGTGCAGCTCAACACAGTCAGCGATTACAACAGCTGGCATCTGTTTGAGTTGATGATCGTCAAGATCACTAGGTTCGCAAACAGCAACCTGAAACACAAAGACTCAATCCATGATGCAGCCGTTTATGCGGCCATGGTTGAATATCTCATCAAGGAGGAGAAAAAGTGAGCAACATTTTAATCACAGGCACAGGCAAAGGCTTGGGCAAGGCAATGAAAGAAAAGCTGGTAGGCCAAGGCCACAAAGTGATCAGCTTCAATCTTGAGGATGGCAGGGATGTCCGCAATCCAGACATTTCTGACGTCTGGCGTCAAAAAATTGATGTGTTGATAAACAATGCTGGCGTCAACATAATAGACTGGCTGGAAAACTTCGAGGAATCAGACTGGGACAAAGTCATGGACACCAACGCCAAAGGCATCTACATGATGACAAAGGCTTGCTTGCCAGGACTGATCAAAAGCAAAGGCACAGTCATCAACATCGTCAGCAATGCTGCCCACATGCCTATGACTTGTTCTTTGGCCTACAATGCGTCCAAAGGTGCTGCCCACATCATGACGTTGCAGATGGCCAGAGAACTGACCAAGAAGCATGGCATAACAGTTTTTGGGATAGCCCCTAACAAACTCTCCGGCACTGGCATGAGTGATGACATCGACAACCAAGTGGTTGCCACTCGTGGCTGGACCAAAGAGCATGCCCAGCAGTATCAACTCAATGGTCTGTTGACAGGCGAAGAAACGCCACCAGAAAGGCTGGCAGAATTTGTCGCTTTTTTACTTCAATCAAAAGATCACCACAAGTACCTGACTGGGTGCATCCTTCCATATGGAGCCTGAAATGAAATTCCAAATTGAACAAATAGCAATCGTCCCGAAAGATCCAATCGCAGCCAAGAAGCTGTTGTCAGAGATTGGGGCAACTGATTGGGCTGAAGATCACGTTGTCGCAACTGGCAATGTTTTCGGCGTTCGCGACACCAACGAAGCTGACTTGTCTTTCAACTATGACCTGTTCTCCGGCAAAGAGTTTGAAGTTTTGGATTATACTTCTGGCCCCAACTGGATTGATTCAAGAGGATCAAGGAACACAGTCAGCCACCTAGGGATGCATTGCAGTGCAGAAGATCTTGTGCATTGGCGAGCGTTCTTCGCAAACCGTGACATCGAAGTGGCGCAAGAAGTTTTCACCGACTCCCACACCAATCCCGTGATTGCAGGAAAGCGATCTTACAATTACGTCATATTCGACACGAAGAACATACTGGGCGTTGACCTCAAATTCATCGTTAGGATAAATAAAGATGCTGATAGTCTTTGATCTAGAAACCACAGGTCTGCCCAAAGCGGAAGGTTCTGATCTTGACATGCAGCCCAAGATTATTGAATTCGGTGCGATCAAGCTTACTGAAGAGCTCATTGAGGTTGATCGCCTTGAATTCTTTTGCAACCCCAAGCACATGCTCGATCCAAAGATCACCAAGATCACAGGCATAACCGACGACATGCTCAAGGACCAAAAGCCATTCATCGCACACCTCGACAGATTGAATGAATTCTTTTTGGGAACCAAGCGGATGTTTGCCCACAATCTTGGCTTCGACAGAAAGATCTTGAAATTTGAGCTCGAGAGGCTAGACAAGGTCACAAGCTTCCCTTGGCCTTATGAGCACACCTGCACAGTTGAGGTTGGCCAGCGAGTCTGGGGCAAGATGCGCAAGCTGGGCGACATATACGAAGAGCTCTTCGAAGAGAAGATAGAAGGCTCTCACAGGTCAATGAATGATGTTGAAGCAACGCTCCGGATCATTGATTGGTACGCAAAGGAAGGACACATATAAATGTTGAACCTCAAGACACGCACAGAGTATTCGTTCCGCAAGGCATACGGCCCCATACAAAAGGTTGTTGAGTGTTTTGAAGACAAGGCTGTTGGAATATGCGACACAGGAACATGGGGCCACGTCGCATTCTCCAAGCACTGCAAAAAGTCTGGCATCAAGCCTGTGTTTGGTGTTGAGATATCTGTGGTCTTAGATGCCAATGACCGTTCCAAACAAGCCGACAATCCGATGTCATTTCTGGCTTGCAACAATGATGGGTTGGCTGAGATATATGAGCTTGTGTCCCGCAGCACATCCAAAGAGAATTTCTATTATTATCCCCGCATAAGCTATTCAGACCTGTTCGACGTCAGCGAAAACGTGATAATGTTGTCCGGATCGCACCCAGACTGGTCGATGCTTCCTTTGACCAAAAAACAAAATCTTTACGTCGAGCTTGGACCAATGAGCTCTCCGAAGTCAGCTGAGTGGGCTGCTCAAAAAGGCTTCAAGACCATAGCCACCAGCGACAACTTTTATCCCAAGCCATCGGACAAAAAGGCTTATGAGGTTTTGTGTGGCCGCAACCGTACGGATCGCAGTGGGCCCATGCACATTCTTGATGAGTGGGAGTGGAAGGCTGCTGTGCCTTGGGGGACGCAAGAAGCCATCGACAACACCTACAAAGTTGCAGAGCTTTGCAATGCTGATCTGCCAGTTGCGCAAATTATCGCATTCCATTCAAAAAAGACTTTGCGAGAGCTTTGCGAAGATGGTGCTCCGGCACTGGGCGTTGACCTGAAAGATCCAGTCTATGCGGCTAGGCTCAAGCGAGAGTTGGACATGATTGCAAGCAAGGAATTTGAGGATTATTTCTTTGTGATTGCTGACATGATTCGTTACGCCAAAGAGCACATGCTGGTTGGTCCTGCACGTGGATCTTCTGCTGGTTCTTTGGTTTGTTACCTCACTGGCATAACTGACGTTGACCCGATTGTGCACGACCTGTTGTTCGAAAGATTCATCGACATCACCCGAGAAGATCTGCCGGACATCGACATCGACTTTCAAGATGACCGCAGAGAGATGGTTTTTCAATATCTCAGGGACAAGTACGGTGCAGAAAAAGTTGCACACCTCGGGACGGTCAGCCGCTACAAAGCCAAGAGCACAATAGCAGAAGTGGCCAAAGAGCTTGGCATCCCCGCATGGGAAGTCAATGACCTGAAAGGTGCGATCATTGAGCGCAGTGGTGGTGACTCTCGTGCTGCGTTCTGCATCCTAGACACATTCAACGACCTCGACATAGGCAAGGCTGTCTTGGAGAAATTCCCGCAGATGAAAGTTGCGGCAAAGATGGAGAACCACGCAAGACACGTTGGTGTGCATGCTGCTGGCATTCTGGTGACTGAAGACCCAGTCAGCAAATATTGCTCCGTCAGTGCGCAGACTGGTGCAGCCCAGATAGACAAAAAAGACGCTGAGGACCTAAACCTGCTGAAGATTGATGCGTTGGGCCTCAGAACACTCTCCGTCTTGCAGGACGTTTTGGATCAGGTTGGTTGGGTGCGAGACCAGCTGATCAAGTTTCCTCTGGAAGACAAAAAGGCATTCGCAATATTGAATGATGAGAAATATGCAGGCATATTTCAATTTGAAGGCTACGCGCTGCAAGGTGTGACCAGACAAATGAAAGTGCACAACTTTGAGGACGTTGCAGCCATCACTGCCCTAGCTCGTCCTGGACCACTCAACTCCGGTGGTACGAGCCAGTTTATCAAGCGGCACATAGGAGCAGCACCAGCGGAATACATGCACCCAATGACAGAGCCAATCACAAAGGTGACTCATGGTGTTGTGGTCTATCAAGAACAAGTCATGACCATTGGTCGGGAGATAGGCAAGCTGAGTTGGGAAGATGTTTCATTCCTGCGCAAAGCAATGAGCAAGTCTTATGGCAAAGAATATTTTGACACGTTCTGGGAGAAGTTCAAGGTTGGAGCTGCTGAGAACGGCATACCGGAAGACGTCGCACAAACAATATGGGACAACATCAACACGATGGGATCTTGGGCGTTCAACCGCAGCCACGCAATATCTTACGGACTGGTCAGCTATTGGTGTTGCGTCCTGAAGAGCAGGTTCCCACTGGAGTATGCTGCTGCTTGCCTCCGCAATGTCAAGGATGACGACCAAGCTGTCAAGCTGTTGAGGGAAGTTGTGTCTGAGGGATTGACTTACAAGCCATTCGACAAATTCAAGTCCAAGGCCAACTGGTCAGTCCAAGACAATGAATTGATCGGTGGGTTGATAGGGATCAAAGGCATCGGCCCCAAAATGGCAGAAGACATAGAAAACAGGCGCAACCTGTCCCAACCATTGACCCCACGGCAAGAAACCCTGCTGAACACAGGCACGACACCCTATGACGATATTTTTGAGTGCGAAAGGAGATTTGGCCACATCAAGAAAGATCCCAAAGCCCACAACATCGGCTCAGCCATAACAGACATCCAAGACCTAGACGGGGACAATCCAGGAACATTCGTTTTCTTCGGCAAGCTCAAAGAGAAGAATTTGAGGGATATGAATGAAGCTGTCAACTTGGCCAAACGTGGTGGTCGCAGAGTTGATCGGAATAACCTTTGGTTGAACGTAACAGCTGAAGATGACACTGGCGCAATCATCTGCACGGTCGACAGGTTCAAGTACCAAAAGATGGGCAAGCCCATTGTGGAGGATGGAAAGCTGGGTGAATGGTACTTATTCAAAGGTGTGTTGAAGAATGGGTTCAGAAAGATCTATCTTGAAAAGGTTCGTAAGATGTTGTAAATGTTGAGAGAAAAATTATTTCACTCAAAATTGAAAATAATGATTGCCTTTTCTGGCAATAACGACGATACTCTCTTTATCGGAAGGGAGAGGCCCTGACGGTTTGAGAAAGGAACTAACGATGGAACTTACAAACAACCAGACCCGAGCGATGACTGCTCTTATCAAAAGTTGCCTCGGCAACATGGGCGGCAAAACCCTTGCTGATTTGCAAGACGACCCATTCACATGGGTTGATGCCTCTGATCTCGTTGAAGCTGGCTGGGGCCAAAAAGAAGCTGAAGGCACATTCGGCTCACTGGTCGCTGCTGATTTAGTTTATCTTTATGACCAGCGTCCGGCCGACGATGGGGGCAACTTATATTCGCTGGCTGATGACTGGGATTCCCTCCGTAAATTTCACTCATAATCTAACGGTGGGGCCGCAGCCCCACCACCTCCTCAAATTTTAGAAAGGCACTATCATGAACAAGCACACTCCATCTCAACGCCCAATCACTGACTGGGTTGGCAAGCAGCGCATCACATGGTGTGGCCCATACGCCATCGCCGTCATTTGCGGTGTAGCCTATGAGCCTGCATACCAAGCTGCCAAGCTAGTGCGCGGCAAACGCCACGCAAAAGGCATCACCAACTCTAACCTGAGAGCTGCGTGCCGGATGTTCGGTGTGAATGGCAAGTGGAAGTCTCTCGAGAAGCGTACCAAGCTCTCCAAATTCCTGCCGACACTTGAGGCTGGCAAAGTCTACGTGATCCAGATCACCAAGCATTTCCTCGTGGTCGACACTCGTGACTTCACCACCATCGATAATCAAAACCGTGAGTGGATCGCAATGGACGCGACCAAGCACAAAAACAAGTTGGTGCACAACGTGTTCGAAGTCACCAACCCCAAATTCGACGCTGAGGATGATCCTTGGTTGATCGAGCCTCTGGCTGCTTCTGGAGCCTGAGCCCAATCCCTGAGCATGGATTCAAACTGCTCATTAAACTTCAAACTGAGAAAGAAATATAATGACAACACCAATCGAAGAAACTCAAGAGCTGCACGTCTTGATCGAGTCGGTCTCGCAGCAGCATAATTGTTTTGGCGTCACCCAAGAAGGTGAGACAATTTTCATCGGCAACCGCATCGGCAAATTCCTCAACCTCGACATCGGGGATCAGGTTCTGGCGCATGCTTTGCCTAACTACGAAAATCACGCGAGCCGCATTGATTGGCGTGCTGTGCGTTGCGTCAAAATCTCTGAAACGCCTTCTGCTTCTTTGCCCAAAGAAGGTGATCGTCCTGTCAACGCAACTGTTGTTGCCAAGCACGGTGCCACCCAGATCCAAAGCAACATCATCGACATCCTGCGTGCGCAAGAAAATTACTTGACGACAGGGGAGTGTGATGAGGCTTATTATGAGGCGCACCCCAATCAAAAAGACAGGCTCCACCGCTCCGAGGTCAGCAATGCCTTGGCCAAGGCTCACCAATATGGTCGTGTGGTCAGGGCAGGAGTGATGGCCAGCTCGGGCAACGAGAAGGCTTCATTGGTGCTTTGGGCCAGTGACGTGAATAAATTTAAATAGTAAAAAAGTAGAGGTCTTTGTTTTTAAACAATTCTTTCTTCTTTACTTTTCGGTGGGAAAGAGCGATACTAAGCTATCAAGTGAGAAAGGAACAAAAAATGCAAATCGATTGGACTGATCATGACAAAGACCTCTACATGTCCCTCAAAGGCTGTGTCAACAAAGGTGGGTATTTTTCCTCTGTTGGCCAAATGAATTATATGGCTCGCGTTGTGGGCCACAACTCTTATGCCAAAGATGGTGAGAGCCACTGGGATGGCAGCGTTCCATCCGCAGTTGGCCAGAGCATCGTTATCCTTGAAGCTCCGATTGTCGTTGAGTATGCAGGATCAACCCCATGGGCCCAAGGCACAACTGGTTGGGGTCGTCGCAGTCGTGACTTCTGCAGAGCATTCGTTGTTGACGCTGTTGGTGTGGTGGCTATGTACAAGATCCACCGCTCCTACGACGATTCAACTGGATCCTCTTGCCCTAACCCCAAGCGCACTGAGGTGATCTTCGAGCGTGACAATTCTATGGCTGCTGAGAAGCTCGCTGAGTTGACATCTGCGAACGACGCCAAAGCCAAAGCAATCGCCAATGCAAAAGCTGCTTCCAATTTCATCGGGGAAGTTGGTGATCGCCTAGACTTCCAAGGCACAGCACGTCTCGTCTGGAGAGGTGAGAATCAGTGGGGCACAACATACATCTACCTCATCAAGACCCAAGACGGCAACACCATCAAATACATGGGCAAGTGGCTTGGTGAAGGTGAGAGCTTTCAAATCAGCTTCAAAGCAACCGTCAAGAAGCACGAAGAATACAATGGCGAGAAGCAGACCGTTGTCAACCGTCCAATGAAAATTCAAGTGGGGGAGCTGGCATGATCCCCTGCCCAGAGTGTGAGCACACAGGCCACAAAGGCAAAGTTGAAAAGACTTTGTACCAGCGTTTCGGAGGGACGCTGGAGCCTGTTGGTGAGTGGGTTGATTGCGAGGATTGCAATGGCTCCGGAGAAGTCGAGTGCGACGAGGACAACTGCGTTGATGGGTGGATTGAGTATGAGTGTCTGGAGAGTTGTGGTGGTGGACCCAGAGAGTATTTCCGCTGGGTGATGTATCGTGACCCATGCCCGAAGTGCAAGCCAGATGAGGAAGAAGACGATGGGTGAATATGATTGCTGCAATTGCGGGGAGGCTTTCCACCTGCACGAGCCACCATTTGATGGCTCTGAGATTTGCGATCCTTGCCGTGAATCTTACAGATCTAGTCTGGCTGAAATGCTAGACAATCCTCTGGAGACTTTGGCCAAGTTGAACCTGCGAGGAGACAACCATGTGGGCAACTGAAATAATCAAAATTGGCGAGGGAATAAAACGTGTGGTGGAATATAAAGACATGACATATTCCGCAGCTATGAACAGTCACAACTATTACATGATGAGATATGTTGGCGACTACAAAACTTATTTTGTTTGGAGGGAACCACAATGATTGCGGAACTTTGCTTGTCGTTAGCTCTTTATCACGAGGCTCGTGGAGAGCCACTCAACGGCCAGAGAGCTGTGGCTGAGGTCATAATGAATAGGGTTGAGTCTGATCGCTTCCCTGACACCATCTGTGGTGTTGTCATGCAACCTAATCAATTCAGCTTCGTCAGCCCCAATGGTTGGGCTGGAATTCCGACAGACGGTGACTTGTGGGCTGATGCAGAAATGTTCGCTCAGGATGCCATATTCAATCACAAGACTGGTGAGAAATATTGGGGTGGATATTATTACCACTACCATGCCACTAGCGTTTCGCCTGTTTGGGCTGAAGAGATGTATCCTGCAATGACGATAGGGAGCCATGTTTTCTATTCTGATAACCTAACCAAGCCAAAGAAAGTGAGGCCAAAATTACGACCATGGAAATAGACAAAGCTCATGGCAGGTTCTGCCTAGCCAAAGTCAAGCTAGATGGTGATGCCATCCAGAAGTTGGCGGCATTGCCAGGATTCAAGAAGTGGGTTGGCAGGGACTTGTTGTTTGCGCCAACTGGAGCCAACATAAGCCACATCAACAAGCATTGGCCTAGGGCGGTGTGGTCGGAGGCTGCTTCGCCCATCCTAGACGATTATATTGAGACAATGCATCAAGCTGAATTGACTCGCAAAGAAAAGGCTTCAGCCCCGAAAGATCTGGGTGACTTCCTTTTCAAGACCAAGCCATTCGATCACCAGCGCAAAGCATTTTACATGAGTCGGGATAAAGAGTCTTTCGCTTTGCTCATGGAGCAGGGCACAGGCAAAACCAAAGTCATAATCGACAATGCTGCGTATCTTTATGCTTCTGGTGACATAACTGCGTTGGTCGTCATTGCGCCCAATGGGGTGCACCGCAACTGGCTCAACAAAGAGATCCCCGACCACATGCCAGAATGGTGCAACCACTCGTCGGCATATTATTATTCAGGGATGAAGTCCAAAGACAAAGCCAAGTTTGACGACATATTGTCTGGGCAAGATGAGCTGAAGATATTTTCATTCAATGTTGAGGCTTTTGTAAGCCAAACAGCTGTGGCATTGATGAACAAGATTCTCCTGAGCAACAAGGTTCTTTTGGTGGTGGACGAAAGCTCTCGGATCAAGCGTCCAGGAGCCAAGCGCACCAAAACAATCCACAAGTTTGCCAAGCAAGCCAAGTATCGCAGGATCATGACAGGCACACCAGTGACCAAAGGCCCAGAGGATGTGTACAGCCAATTCAGGTTTCTCGATCCTTACATCCTCGGGTACGACAGCTTTTATTCTTTCAGGGCAAGATATTGCGTGATGGGAGGCTACGAAAACAAGCAGATCGTTTCTTATCAATATATGGATGAGCTGACAAAAAGCATTGAAGGACACTCGTTCCGAGTTTTGAAAAAAGATT